ACACGACCAACAGCGCTTACAGATCTCGTACAGAAGATTGGGCGTGTGGTTCGTGTAGATGGCTCAACTGGTGAGATTCTTGTGTTGGGTGCTGGCCGTACGAATGATGTGCCGAATAATGTTGTTGCTGGCGGCTTGACGATTGACACAGATACATTGCACGTTGCCTCAACGAGCAACCGTGTCGGTATCGGAACCACATCACCTACTGAACTGTTGGATGTAGATGGCGTTGTGAATATCAGAGATCATGTCGATTTCACCGATACAACACCAGATGCTGCAAACAGGGTTGCAATTCTGCCACATGGTTATGATGTTTACGCAGATAACGCTGGTGCCGGGGGGAATAGTACCCGCCTATGGATAGACGGCCCAGATCAGGGTGAGATTGTTTTGGGGCCGAGAAGTGGCTCAAACACTCTGGGCAATATGCGCCTAAGGAGCGATTACATTGCGCTAGAGGGCAACGCGTCAGTTACGTCTGGTGGAAAATTGAGTGTGGGTACAGCGTCACCTACGGCACCATTTGAGGTGGCCGATCCTTCTCCAATTATCAACTTAGTTGATAACGACAGTTTAGTTTCCCAGAACGGTCTTAGTGGTGGCGCTATTATTAGAGACAGTGCAGGTTCTGTTGCTGGTGCTGTAGGATTCCTATCTTCTGGCAACCAAGATTTTGACATCGGCTCATGGACTCCTAATGGGAATGTCGATATCAAAGCAGGTGGTGGTTCAACTCGTCTAAGTATTAGAAGTAATGGCGACGCATATCTCTCAGGGTCGTTACAGCACAGTATCTACGCTTTCAGGGCATACTCAACTGTAAATCCTCAAACATACACCGGCGCAACTACTATTGTTTACAATAACACCCACTACAACGCGGGAAACTGTTATAGCACATCAAGTGGGGCATATACCGCTCCCGCCGCTGGCTATTACTTCTTTACTGCTCATTTTTTCAAATACACTACCTACACCAACTCTACTAATACTTATTGGGGGCTTGTGTCTAGTAACGGTTATTCGACCATTACTAACCACGGCACCGCAGGACAAGATGGTGGTCAGCAGGTCAGCGCAGTAATATACCTTGGTGTGGGGGACTCCGTTACCGTGCAGATAACTAACACAGGTACGCTTACTTCGTACCATTCGTCACTATTCAATTCGTTTTCAGGATACTTACTTTCACTATAGGAGAAAAATGGCTACATATACATTCACAATAAGCGACGCTCAGGAAAAGGGTTTCAAATATAACACCATTGACCCTCAAAGTTGGGTGGAGAACTTAATCGAAAACAAGGCTCGGCAAGGTATTGATTCGATTTATGAGGCAGAGATTGCTCGCATGACTGCTGACCCTGACATCACCAGTATTCCAGCGAACAAAGAGCAGGTCGTGCTTGATGCTGATGTCATGTCGGCGGCAGACAGGCACGCACAGGACATCGCTCAACTGCCCGCATAGAAGCGTTGGAGGCTAACTGACCGCTATTGAAGCAGAGTCCGCCCCCTAACCATTATCCACCTGCTACACTCATTGATATACCCTGACCAAGGAGAACCAACATGGCTACAAAAAAGACAGCAAGCAAGATTGCAGAAGTCCTCATTGAAGACGAGGCAGTTGAGGAAGCAGTGGAGGCTCCGGCCCCCGCTCCAGAGCCAACAATCGTCGCCCCCACAACCAAGAATGCAAAGATCAAGGGTACATGGACGATGTACTATGGTAATGGTCGCTGGGACTTCGTAGACGGACAGCGCTACGACCTCCCTATGGACCTCTTTGACTACCTTAAGGCTTCTGGTAATATCTACGACACGCTCTGATAGGAGAGCCATATGGCACTAGTTGTCCCTAACGCTGGGGATTCCACCGGCTCATCTAGCCGCTATTCGACGCTTGACCAATCCGAGCCTGACTCAGTTGACTTTGAGGTTCTAGGCAACACGGGACGGTCTGGTGTCTTTTCTGGATGCGCGGTCACCAGCAACAACAGCAATGCCAATGTCACCGTAGAAGCAGGAAAGATTATCCTCAACGGAGTTTCCTACTCCGTTGCTGCGTCTATTGTCCCCCTCCCCGCTGGCCCATCATCTTCGGATGACCCAACTTACAGGTTTGACCTAGTTGTCGCCCGTGTAACCAACGGCACAGTGAATGTTGTAGTAATGGAGGGGTTTGCCGACAACGGAGGGGCGCGGTTCCCCCGCACTAGGAATACCGCTGTAACGTACTCCTCTGTCACTGACATCGATCTGACTACAGATGTGGTGTTGGCCTCACTGTATAGAAGCCTTTCGTCCCCCGTTGGGTCCTCTGAAATTGTTGATAAGAGAGTTATTCTTTCTAGTTCTATTTACGATGTAGGATCAGCAGATCCTACAGGGGGTAGCACAGGAAGTCTTTACTTCAAGAATAACCGTGCTCAAGGTAGCACCGGATCAGGTGTTTTTGTAAAGAACTCTTTAGGAAGTTGGCTTGAGTTAGGGCAAAACATTGGCCCCCAAGTTCCGGTCGGTTCTATTATGGGGTGGGCTTCTACTTCCGTCATTCCCGACGGGTGGCTTGAATGTAATGGTCAGTCCTTAAACCGGGAAGGGGCGTACGCCGACCTGTTTTCTGCTATCGGGACTACGTACGGGTCCAACAGCGGATCTACCTTTAACGTTCCTAATCTGAACACTAAGTTTGTTCGTGGCACTACTTCTACTGGGGATCTCGGTAATGGAGCAGGGTCGAACACCGCTGTAGTCCCGGTTCCTAGCCACCGCCACAATCACGATCATTCTCACGGAATGATTCACTACCATGATGTCGATCATGGTCACACCGCATCTTCTGGTAACCAGAGCGCTAACCACAGCCACAGTATGGGGCACACGCACTCTGGTAGCACTGGTGCTCAAAGCGCTAACCATACTCACGGTATGGGTCACAACCATAACTCTGGCACCAACTCCGCTGGCACCCATACTCACGGGGCATGGTTTGACGAGGTAGGTGCCGCTCCTAACGACACTGGTCACAACTACCACGCTGCTCGCCCTCTGGACTTTGCCACAGTGTATTGGAAGCATGAGGGAACTGAAACCGACAATCAAGGTTTGATGAAGTCTCGGTTAACCACCAGCCAGTTTAACTCAAACTACAGCGGTAATACTGGTGCTCCTAACTACGTTGATGATGGAAACCACAATCACACTGTTACTGTAGGGAACAGTAATGCTAACAATACTGGAGGACCTAGTAATAACCACGCTCACGGTTTTACTACCGGAGGAGCCACTAATAACAGCACCGGAGGACCTAACGCTAACCACACTCACGGCGTCACCGTTGAGGGTACTGGTAACTCTTTGCTAGGTAAACGTCCCCTTGCTAACGCTAGCAACACGTCTGCTAACAAAGACAGCACGGACACTCTTGGCGCTACTGCTAGGTTAACTGACTACGAGGGAACAAGTGGAGCCACAGTTGACACTGTTCCTGAGTACGTCTACATGCGCTGGATTATTCGTGCTAAGGGTACCGTTGCGGCCACCGTTTCTGACGGGAACGACATTTTGTCAGAGGCTCGCGAGGAAGTAGTGACTTTGGAACTGGTTAGCAGCGGTACTAGTCTTCCGTCCACCGCCACACAGCAGGGTTACTATCGTCTTCCTTGGGCGGGCACCTTGACGGGTGTCAAAGCCACTTTGGACAGCGGAAGCAACACCACAGAAGATGCTGTTGTGGACGTAAAGCGAAATGGAACAAGCCTACAAACAGCCACCGTTTCTTCAGGAGACGACTCTTCGGGAGTGCAGTCTCCCAGCACTAGTGTTGCTGATGATGATCTTCTCACCATCGAAGTAGGCACGGGTACCGGGGCAGACAGCGGCCCCCTTTCAGTTACTCTGTACTTCACTAGGAATGACTGATGGCTACTAAGGCTGATATTGTAAACACGGCTCGTAATTACTTACGTGATTACAAAAGACCGTTCCGCACGACATTTAATGCTCAAGGTAGAACGTACGATATTGGTAAACCTAATATCGATGCAACAACTCTGTGGGTTGCCACCATTGGTCCTACCGCCTCCACCGCAGTTGAGGTTTCCTCAGCAAATTATGATTTGGACGCTCGTAACGGCTGGCTCAGGTTAGACACCGCTGTTTCTGTTAACGATACCTTGATGATTGAGGGAAATCATTACGAATGGCTTCTTCCTGATGATCTAGATTTTTATGCCGATATGGCGATTAACCTAAACACCCATAACATCAAGGTGCCGCTGGCCTCTGTCGCCCCCGCCGTAGCGGACGTAATTGGTATTCACACTCTGATTCAGGCTCTGTGGGGACTGCTGTCTGAGTATGCGAGAGACATCGATGTGATCACCTCTGAGTCTGTGCACATTCAGTCTTCTCAGCGTTACCGCATGGTGTCCAGCCTTTTGGAGTATTGGACCTCTGAGTACAACAAGCGTGCTCAGGCGCTTAACATTGGCCTAGAACGTCTTGAGGTTCTTAACCTCCGCCGAGTTAGCCGTACTACTAACCGCCTCGTTCCTCTGTACAAGCCTCGCGAGGTAGGGGATTACGGCCCTATCGAACGTATCTTTATCGATATTGATGATGGTCTTATCAACCTTGAAGAGGAAGACGACGAACTCCGTGAGCACGTATACCTTCAGGGCGAACCTCCTCCCGGCTATCTATCCACGGGTCACTACTGATGGATGTTCGTCGAGAACTAGGGCTGATAAACAAGCACGTACGAAGGCGTAACCGGGAAGCCGGAGAGCACATTATTTGGTTTGAGTTCAGTCCCCTGCAAGGCGGGTACAGTACCTATGATGATGTGTACGACGAAGGCGTCCCCGGATCAGGTGGTCGTACCTACAAGAACGGTGTTGTTATACCCACCGTGTACGTCGCTGAATCAGAGGATGCTTTTAGGGCTATCCCAGATGGTCGTCAACCTGTGCAGAACATCAACGTTACTGCTTTGTTTAGAGACGTAGTTGCAGCAGGCGTAAGTAAACCTGATGAGTACAACAGTCATTTAAACGACATGTTTTACTATGACAATCGTTACTACAAAGTTAACGAGTACGTTGTACGAGGTCGTCTTAACGAAGAAGTGATCGTACTTATTAGCGGCTTTGAAACCTTTATTGATCAGGAAATGCCGTTTGATATCGGTCCTCAAAACCCGCACCTTTCGGACCTTCCTTGGCCTACATCGCTACCTAGTTAGGTGTAACATGTACTTAGCACGTAATGCGCGTTACGTGTGATTATTGCCTTACAACGCCTAGAACCGAGGAGGTCCCCATGAGGGATATTACACCTTCATACTCCCATGGTTCTAAGTCGTTCATTAGCGGAAGCCTCAGCGCGGTAAACAGCCTTGACTCTTTTATTGATACGTTTGAGTCTCTAGTTATTGACTCCATCGCTGAAGCAGTTGAGAAGGCAGAAACCGACCTTAAAAAGGCGGCTACTAAGCACCCCGACTGGCCAGTTGAAGTCACGGATGGTTTGAAGGTAGTCATAGACAAAGGTCAGATTGTGTACACCTCTGACGAGTCTGCCGCAGCCGCGGTCGCTGATCTAGAGTTTGGAAACCGCCCATCTTCTGTTATTAGGACTACGGCGATTAAGCACCTTACTAGTATTTCAAATGATCTTTCCAACAAGATCAGTAAGGCGGTGCCTAGTGCCTAACGCAGGGTTTACCTTGGCAGAAGATGCTGCTATTAAAAACCGTTTGGCTAATCTTCGGGTTAGTGATGATCGTGACGCTGACCGTAAGGTTCAGGTGTTTTTCCGCTATCCCGATGGGGAGACAGAGCGTCATTACCCGTTTATCACTATAGAACTTATCGATATCGTGTACGCATCTGACAGGCAGCATTCCGAGGCCGATTACTACTTCACTCGCGATGCCGCCCTGTCTGCCGCACAGCAGACTAAGGGAACCGGCATTGATTACTTCCCGTCCGAGTACGACGAGGAAGATCTAAGCAATATGGCCGGGGAAGACGGCTATATCCGCATGGACCAGTTTGTCCCCGTAGACCTCATTTACCAGATCTCTACTTACTGTCGTAGCCAAAGGCACGATAGAGAGTTGAGCGCGCACATGCTCCGGTATGTGTTCCCCTTTAGGCGCGGATATATCCACGTGCCCGAAGATGACACCATGCGCCGTTTATCTGTACTAGACTGGCGCACAGCAGACCTCCTAGATCAGGAGGCAGGGTATAAAAAGAGGGTGTTTCGTAAAGTGATGACCGCATCGGTTAACGCAGAAATTCCTCAAAGCAACATCTACGAGGTACAAAAAGTTCTTAACGTATCTGGTACTTTGACTGACAGACAACTCGACAGTGACGTTCCTACCAACCCTATTTCGGAGGATTTTTAAGAAATGCCTAATTACACAACTCCCGGAGTTTACATTAATGAATCTCGGCTTAACTCGCGGTCTAACAACGTCCCCGCAGGCCCCACTGCGTTTTTCGTTGGCCTTGCCCAGCGTGGTCCGACAGACGCAACTTACGTAGCCAACTGGGGTGAGTATCGCCGCATCTATGGTGACCTTAGCCCTTCCTATGACCTAGGTTACTCGGTGTACCACTTCTTCGCTAATGGGGGCCGTGGTTGCTGGATTGCACGAGTTGTGGGTTCCGACACCACCACTGACGAAGCGGAATTGAGTCAGGTTGAGGGCTTTACGACCACCGTAGGCGGTACGTCTGGCCCCGCTGCGGGCATTCCTTTCTGGCCTTACGGACAAGCAACAGGCACGGTGACTATGGCTACTTACGCCATTGCCTCCGATACCGCTACAGTCACCACTTCTGATAACCACAACCTCATTGTTGGCGACGTGGTTACGATTGCCTCAAGCGGTACCGTGGCTCGCATCGATGGTGAGCGCACTGTTGTTTCCGTGGTGGACGGCACGACCTTCACCTTCGCAGCCGATACGGGTGCTGATGTGGCAGCGGTATCCGATACGGGAACCCTCACCATTGACAACACCTCCGAAGCACGATTTAAGCCGCTGTTGAAGGCGCGTGCTTCAAGCGTTGGCACTTGGGGTGACGGCTTGGTTTTCAAGATGGAAACTGGCACAGTCCCCGCCTCAGCCACTCGTTTTCCTTCTTTCAACGTCATCATTACTCTGGATGGTGTGGAAGTAGAGCGGTGGAACGAACTGGCTGTTGAAGAATCAGATAGCCGATATGCAGGTACCATCATCAACACCTACAGCGACTATATCTCTGTTGACACGATTAACCCCGAGTCCGTTTCCCCCACCAACCTGTCTGCGTACTACACGTCGACCGTAGCCTTCTCAGGTGGGGACAACGGTTCAGAGGTTACATCGACTGAGTATTCAGCGGCTTTGGATAAGGTTGACGTCGTTCAGGGCGTTGTGGTTATGAACGCTGTTCCGTTTGTGAACAGCACCGGTGATTCCGTGGGTAACGACACTAGCACCACCGGTGCTTTCCTTAACAAGGCTCAGAGTATGGGCACAGCGTTTGTTATCGTCGACCCAGATAAGGGTGTGACCACCATTTCAGGTTTGGAAAGTGTTGCTAACCGGGCCACTGTTGCTTCAAATGGTAACTTTGGTGCCCACTACACGCCTTCTCTGCTGATGGTTGACCCAGCAAAGTCCGGCCCCGGAGCAATCAGGGACACGTATCCCGGTGGTGCCATTGCCGGTCTTTACGTCCGCACTGATGTTGAGAATAATGTCGCTAAGGCACCCGCCGGTTATTCTGCTGACATTCGTGGCGCTTTGGGTCTGTCAGTAAACCTGACAGACGTTAACATCGGAAACTTCTACTCAGGGGTGACCACTCCTCAGGTGAACTGCTTTAAGGCAGTTCCGGGTGGCGGTATCGTGGTGTACGGCGCTCGGACCCTTACAAAGATTGGCTCGGATCGCTACATCCCAATCCGGCGTACACTCAACCACCTCCGTTACACGCTAGACAACATCACTAAGTTTTCTGTTTTTGAGCCTAACGATGAGCGTCTTTGGGCACGGATTCGCGGAGCAGTATCCTCCTCTCTAAGTTCGTTCTACAACGAGGGCGGTCTTAAGGGTGCTAACGCTGCTCAGGCTTTCTATGTAGTTTGCGATAGCACTAACAACACCCCCATCAGCATCGATCAGGGCACGGTCAACATCGAAGTCGGTGTTGCGCTTCAGTACCCTGCCGAGTTCATCGTTATTAACCTTTCTCAGTGGAGCGGCGGAAGCAACGCCGTTGAGAGCCTCTAACAAGGAGATATGTAAATGGCACGTTCAGCAACAACTGATCCACTAAGGAACTTTAAGTTCCGAGTTAAGATTCACCCCACCGGTAGGCTCTCAGAACTCACCGACAACGGCAAAGACTTTGAAGTTGGGTTTTCCGTTGTTTCTGGTATCTCGGTACAGAACGAGATGATTGCATACCGTGAAGGCGGCATGAACACCCACCCGCACAAGATGATTGGTCAGTCGGACTACGGCCCCGTCACCTTCACCCGTGGTGTGTTTGGAGAACAAGATGCTATGTACAAGTGGCAGACGTTCTTGCACACGTGGGGACAGGGTGGTTTTGAAGAAGGTTCAAATAGCGATTCTGAGGGTAACGACTACCGCTGTAACATCTCGGTTTCGATCTATGATCACCCCGTATCGACGGCTCAGTACGACGACGACCCTTCAGACAACACGCCTTTAACGGGTCTTACGGCTAAAATGGGCTATCGTTTGTATAACTGTTGGCCCGCATCGTATGCTATGGGAGACCTAAACGCTGGTGACTCTTCTTTGCTTATCCAGCAGTTGGTAGTTAACCACGAAGGTTTTGAAATCTTGTGGACGCCCGATCTCGCAGAGGGATCAGATGTTGATGTTTTTGGCTGATAATCAATAACACTTAAAATAGGAGTACAAATTGAGCGAACAAGACGACGCTGGCGTAATTAACGACGCCATATCAGATCCCGTACCTGCTATGCCCGAACAGGGTTCGAACGAGGTCACCCTACTCAGGGGTGTGTACGAAAAGTCAGGCGACGTGGGTACGTGGCATGACGTAGCAGAGGTTAGGGAATTAACTGGGGAAGATGAAGAGCGGTTAGCACGTCTTTCTAAAAAGAAAGATATTTTGTACTCAGAGTACATGACTGAAATTCTGAAGTTGGCAGTTGTAAAAGTAGGTAATGTAAAAGTACGAGATAAGCCAGCAGTCATAGACTCTTTAATTTTTGCAGATAGAGACATTCTTTATTTGGGAATTATCAAGGCGACATACGGCAGAGAAAAAGTTCTTAACTATACTTGCTCTTCGTGCCAAACTGCTAACGATCTGTACATCGATTTAGTAGATGACTTCCCTATCAAAAAGCCCGACTTTGATATTAGAAAAGGCGTTGAAGTAGAGACCTCCAAAGGGGTACGCACCGTGCGTCTACCCGCAGGAAGCGATGTTTCTACTATCCAAAAGAAGACTGAAACCGACGCGGAGTTGAACACTCATATGTTGGCTAAGTGCGTCGTGTGGCCGGAAGGCGAGACCCCCGCTGACCCGGTCGCTTGGGCTAGAAGTCTCAATGTAGCAGACAGGCGTAAACTTATAAATGCCGTACTTGACGTTGAAGTAGGGCCTAAACTGGGGGAGGTGGATACTCAATGTGCGGCCTGTGGTGAGCAAACTCCATTGGCGCTCGATTGGGTCTCACTTTTACTTAGTTAATATAAGTAACTTATACTGGGAGTACGAAGCCATAGCCTACGTCTATAAAGGGTTCGATTTTAACAGCATACAGAACTTATCGGTTCGCCAACGCTTATTCTGGTATAAGATGGCCAAATGGCGTAAGAACTAGCGGAGACGTTTATGGCCCCAACACCTCAGACCCCCGGCGAAAGGCCAATGGTAGATAGAAGTACCATTGGCGATGTTCGCGTGGGTATCAAGGCTGACGTTAAAGCGCTTGAAACCATTACTAAGTCGCTTACTAGTATGCGCAAAGAAGTCGACAGTCTTAAAAAGTCGATGGATAAGTTGGCTGAGTCTGCCGGTAACGCCCAGTCGAGCATGGCTGGTGTTGGAGGAGCCTCAAGCAGTCGACCTTCAAAGTCTGGCAATATAGCCGGTATCAAGGTAGGTACCGAGAGTGCGGGTACCGCTAATAACGTCAAAAACTCCGTCAAAGCCCCGGCAGCGTCAGCAGGTGGCCCCGGCGCTGCCGCGGCAGTACAAATTGGCTCTGTAGTAGCCAAACCCCTCGTAGACGCTATTTTGGGGGCTATTGACGGAGCGTTTAACCGCCTAGACGCAAGAATAGAACGGGGCAGACAGTACGCCGCCCCCGCCTCTAGAACTAACCTACTTCTACAGCAGGCTTCAGGGAGACAGGAGTCCGGTCAAGGTAGCGTTATCGACGCTTATCGTAAACCTCTTATTCCATACAAACTAGGTATGGGGGGCATAGACGACGTATTGCAGTTCCGCATGGCGTATGGCATGTCTATGAACCAGCCAGACATTTCTCGTATGGGGCAATCCATTGAGGCGTTGCGCGTGTCGAGCGGCATGACCAGATCAACTCAGGACATCCTTAACGAGCAGCAGTCCTTGATGCGCCCCGAGACTGTCAACCGCATGTTCTACATGCTGGGAACTAGCGCATATGGGTTAGGTGGTACTGATACTGACCCCATGGCTATGCGTCAGCAGATCGTTCGACGTATGGGCCTTACTAGTAAGTCTCAAATTTCCAATGCGTTGAAGTTGGGTTCGGTAACGCGTGCTCGCATGGCTGATGCCGGTATCACCGACGAGTCCACCCAAACCTCCATTCTGGAATATGCCCGCCAAAACGTAGCATTCGGTGATGCTGGGGGCACCGGTATGTACGACCCATCCAGCAAAGAGCACAGAGAACTTCTGGGAGATGCAGAAGGTAACTTCGCTCTACAACAGGAAGAAACAGTACGTCAACAGGTTCGTCGGGAAGAAGAGTTCATGTCACGACAGATTGATGACATGGCTAATACCGAAAAGTACCAGCAAAAAGTAATTGAACTTTTGACCAGCATGGACACCGCTCTTCAGTATGCCTACAAGATGCGTCAGGGCTATGCGGGGGCAATCACTGGTGGGCTAAAGAGCATCGTTACAGCGCCTCTTCGGTTCGCGAGTTCTCTTCTTGGCGCTATCGGAGACCCTCGTGAAGTTGGCGATGGCGACGCCTCTCCCACAGTCGGCGCTGGGGCAGGGGGTTTAGGTACTGCTGGCCCTAACGATTCTTCTAGGGACCACGAGATCATGGTCCCCGCCGGTCCGCGAGGTTCAGGGGCGGGACGCATTAGTCTGTCTTCTTTGAAGAATAGATCGGACTTTAGGAAGTTAGACTCTCGCTTAAGTTCGAAACTGCTAAATATGATGCGTGAAAACCACGACATTGGTATTAACAGTGGATTTAGAAACGATTCCGAACAGGAAGCCCTTTTCTACAGGCAGATGCAGGAAACTACTGAAGACCAGTCAGAAGTATTCTGGAATGGTAAGCACTGGAAATCAAGAGAAGGTTATGCTTTTACGGCTCCCCCCGGTCGCTCTATGCACGGAACCGGTCTTGCTGCTGACATTTACGAAGAGGGGGACGGCCATAGTTACGCTTGGATTGTGGCTAACTCAGCGAGGTTTGGGCTGAACAACTGGAAGGCTAAAGGCTGGCGTAATGACGAACCTTGGCACGTCCAGCCAGCCGAAGTTCCTAGGTTCAGAAGCCAGTACGACGGTGGTAACTCCGATTCTGAGGGTTCTGGTACTGCGTCCCCGGTAGGGGTTTCAGGAGGTACTGGAGGCGTTGCTGGTATGGCGGAGGTTGACGCTACGTTTGGTTCTGCGACCTTTCTCGCCTCCGGGTCGATGTCCACCTCTCAGATCATATCTGCGCTGTCTCAGGCGGGTACTCAACGTCTACTTGCTGGGCAAACAAGGTCTACTGGTTCCACTGTAATCGGAGCCGGTAGATCATCTGGAGCGTCATCAGGAGGATCTGTTAGTTACGCTTCTGGTCAGCCTTTGTCTCGCGAGGAAGTCGCGCACATCGCCTATCGGGCAGGGTTTAGGGGTCAAGCGCTTGTCAATATGGTCGCTATTGCTGGGCGCGAATCCTCGTACGTGCCTGATGCTCACCGTACTAATAATGATCCGTCGTCTATGACTGGTGACCTTGGTCTGTGGCAAATCAACTACAGCAACATGTCTGAATCGATGATGTCGCAGTTGGGAATTGCTAATAGAGCCGGGTTCTTTGATCCGTATGTCAATGCTCGCGCCGCGTATATCCTGTCTAATGGGGGGCAAAACCTTTCTCCATGGGGGTACACACCCGGTGAAGGTTGGACCGAGGACGGCGAGCCTCTTGCTGGTACTAATGTGTCCGCTGCTCAAGAGGCTGTCAACAACGCCGGTTACGGCAGTCCCGAAGCAGGTGATCCTTTGGATCGTGTCCTCACTCGCAGTAACACCTCTCCTAGAGCGGCGGGTTCTTCTACGGTAAACTACAACTCATCCCCTACTATCAATGTCGCCCCCAACATCTCTTTCCACGGTATGCCTGAGCGAGCAGATCTTACAGAGATTGCTAGGACGGTCACTAAGATCCTTCGAGACGAAGTAGAAAGAAACGAAATGAGGACAGCGTAATGGCTGACAGTTATCGTAATGACCAGTACTATGACTTGAGCAGTATGGGTGAGCGTACTTCAGGTGAGTACGACCGCAGTGGGTGGAACATCACTAGCCAGTCTTTCACTAGAGGCGAAATCAACAAGAAATTCATCTACCCAGACCGGAACGTTCGTGAAATTGCTAAGTATAACCCCGGCGCAGAAGTTCGTCTGAAACGGGGGTACATCCGAAGCCTAAACGACATGGTAAGCCCCAACGCATCTAGTGTTAAGTGCCAGTTCCAGTTTAACCCCAAGGACATCCAGCATTCCGTTGCGCAAAGCCAACAGATTCGTAACTTCTTGCTCTTGTCCCCAGAAGATATGGCTCAACCTATTCCGGGTGCGACTCAGTTCAGTTTTGACTTATTCTTTGACCGTACTATGGAGTACAACAACAGCAGCCCAAACGATGCTCTCGACACCGAGTTTGCATGGGAGGCAAGCGACCCCTCTCAGGTAGGAGTGTTGCATGACATAGGTATTCTGTATTCAGTAATCGGTGTGGGGATGTCCAGAGCGACTAAGGATTTTGCTAAGGATATCTACTCCCAACAGTTGGCTCGACAAAACCAGCAAGCAACTGCCGCTGCGGAGAGGGCTGCCAGCCAAGCAGAAGACGAAGAAGACGTTGACGATATAACGTTAGACGTAGAAGCCGATAATGCGCTCACTCTTCAGAACCTAGATCTTTTGCTAGATGTAAACGTTGGTAACGCCGCTTTTCTTCTTCCTTTTCCTATTAGAGCGGTGTTTTCATCCTTGTACATTGTTGAGGGCTTTGTCACTGAGGCAAGAACTGTTTTTACTAAGTTCAGTAAAAGTATGGTCCCCCTACAGTGCGCTGTAAACCTTCAGATAGACGCAAAATACGTAGGTTTTGCTAGAGAAAAGACCTTTTTGGCCCAAAGCCTGCAGCAGACTTATGAAGAGGAAGTCGCTCGTCAGTACGAGCCTCGTATAGAGTTAGCGGCGGTGGGTGACCACGACTTCGGTAAAGTCGTGTTCGCTCTAGCAGATTGGAAAGAGCAAGACGACAACCCGGAGTTACGTGACAATGACAACCCCGCTCCAGAAGGTGGTTTAGGTATTACCGCTTTAAGGAACTTAGATGAAGATTCTTATAAGTATCTACATTGCTTTGTTAAAGACATACCACTTGTAACTGCCCAATCCGAAGACGGAGAAACAAGTCAGTTTGTTGGAGGTAAAGTAAACCGTCTTTTCATAGACGGTTCCAGTGTGACGGTATCTGTAGACGGAAGCCTCGACGTATGGGCGTACAGCCCGGACGCTTACGATACTTTCGAGGAGTTAATCGCCTCTACAACTACTAGCAGATCAGATGCTTTAGCGAGTTACCTAAGAGACAGGTCAGGTACTTCGTCTTTAATTGGAGGACTGTACACGGACAGTGGCACTGGCGATCAGTACAGTCATATATACAGGGTATTCAGTATCCCAAGTTTTGCTAACGGTAATCAGGGTAGTTATAACGTAGCCACCACTAAAGAAGAGTGGGAAAAGATTTACAAAGAACATCGTGCTGTTTCTTGGGGGTCCAAGCCGTCGTCAGACGTCACAGGTACTGTGGGCGATGCTCTTACAAAAAAACAGTTTCTACACTCTGATTATTGGTGGGCATATCAGTTCACCGGTAAGATTACTATTACAAAAGATGGAAGTACCACTGTGACCTCAGAAGTCACAGAGACGTGGTCGCAACAGTACGACGGAGGTTGGGGTCCCGGCACTTCTCGCGCCCCCGCTCCGTCGACTCCTTATAAAGACATCTATGTTACTACTTCGTTTGACTTCGCTTCCGGGGTCCCCGCGCCCCCAGAGCAGCCTTGGGGTCCTGAGTACGGCAGTAACGAAGATCTTGACGAAGTCAACAACCCTTATTCTGATTTCGGTGGTTAATCATGGCAATATACAGTGTTCAATCTAGGTACACCTCTAACGGCAAGGAAGCAGACCGAATCGGTCAGGTAGGTTCTAGGTACGTTCCCTACACAGTCAGGCAAGGGGATACCCTAGAGGGTATATCGCTACGGCATTTAGGCGATACTAAAAGGTATTGGGAAATTGCCGATCTTAATCCCCAAGTCAAGTTTCCTACAGATCTAGTAGTTGGGATGATTATTAGGTTGCCGAAATGATAGTTAAGCAACCTTTAGGGTCGTCTGCTTCTATCTCCATGAGAATTAACGGAGCGGAGTTTGACTACAACAACATGAACCGAATTGAAGTCTTGCTAGAGGAAAACAAGCACGATATGCTTGTTGTCACTGTAAACGGCATACCAACAAGGGCTATTTTAGATTACGTTGGACTACCTATTCAGTTCTCTCTTTCGTCTAGCGCTTCTAATTCTTACGATTTTTACGGCTACATTGACGACGTTCGCCCCATTTCTCGTACCTCTGGTGGTGTCGTAAACAACAGCCCATTTCAGAAAGCAGAGTTGTACTGTATGGGGGCTTCGTACACGATGCGCGGTACCACCTCTAAGAATTGGGAAAAGTATTCGGTTACGGACATCGCAGTAGAGTTGGCTAAAAAGTACGGGTTTAGTGTTGACGCTCCAAAGTTTGAGACCTATCACAGAAACGTGAACCAGTCAGACGAGTCTGACTGGCAGTTTCTGACCAGATACGCCAACAGCCTAGGTCTATCCGTATCTTCTCATGGGGCGCATATCCACCTATATGACCCGTATAAAGCAGTGAGTCGCAGCATCTCTTACGCTCCCCTTTTGACCGCGAGAAAGATGCGCGGGCAAGCCGACTACTACCCCGGCCAGATCATTGAGTTTGACGCTTCCTTTTCCACTAGGCACCCCGACGGGTACTACAAAGAGACGGTTATCACTGTGCTAAACGACGATGGCACATCTTACGACGTGTCTACGGGCGACCTTAAGAACGGAAACAAGAACACCGCTATTTACAGAAATAAGAAAAGCGTTACCGCTCATTCGTTTGGCGAGGCTGCTCGTATACTAGAGTCGATCAACAAGAGCGACTACGACCACTACGCTACGGTGTTAGTAACAGGTACGCCGGGGTGCCGCCCCGGAGGTGTAGTATCTGTAGATAACTACAATGACTCTCGCATGGATGGCTTGTGGTACGTTCAGGCTGTAAAGCACACGGCCCACTCTGCTGCTTATATGACTGAATTAAAGATCGCTAGAAATAGCAACTCCCAACTAGTAGAGACAAAGACCCCCTCTTTCACCTCGCCCCCCGCACCTGTGTTAAAGACGGGGCAATGGGCAGCGCTTACTGGGAGGGTTAATGTCTACTAACGAGTTTGAATTACATAGGGCGATTGTCCACTCGTCAAATACGACGACGGGGGAGGCTCAAGTTCGTATCCCAACACTCCTCGGGGCAGGGCAGGTCGTCAATATACCTACGACTGGACTGACTGTTACTGCCGGTGAGTGGAACGTCCCCTCTGCTGGTTCATCTGCTTTTGTTGCTGTATCTGTTGATAGAACTCAATTTCTATGGGTTACTGGGGTAACGGTACCTACTGATAGCGCTACCGATTTCACTGGTAACGTCACTATTGGGGGCGACCTCGGCATCGGCACATCGTCGCCTAGCACAATCCTAGCCATCAACAAGTCTGGTGACCCCGTGCTCAGAGTGACAGGCACCGACGGTAACGACACCGCTAGCCTTCAACTGTTAGAGTCTGACGCAAACACCCCTACCTACGGGCTAGAGATCAAGTACGACGGTGATGCGAACATCACCAAGATCGGTCATTACAACTCAAACACCACTGTTCGCACAGATATGGAGATCACTCGGGCAGGTGGGTATGTCACAATGCCGAACCAGCCACGGTTTGAGGCAACACGTTCTGCCACATTTACAAGCGCACAGTACGTCCCGTTCGACGTCATCGAACACGACTCCACAGGTTCGTTTAGCACATCAACATATCGTTACACAGTTCCGGTATCTGGCACCTACTTCTTTTATTGGACGAACATCGGGCAAACGAACTCGGGTACGGTGCATCGCTACTACTTTCATGTAAACGGAAGCGACTTGTACGTCCAAGCGCAACTACGGTTAGACCAGACAGGCGAGGGCACAGGCAAATACACTCAAGCATCTCAACAACGCATCGTCCCGCTCAATGCGAATGACTATGTTCAGATTTATTATGCGGCTGATAACGGTGGAGGGTCATACGGCAACGTCGCATACACCCGTTTCGGCGGCTACCTGCTTGGATAAGGAGAAAATAATGGCAGAATACACAGTTACATTGACAGACGCAGAGGACAAGGCACTTCGCTACGTCGCTTTCGACCCTCAAGATTGGATTGGCAATGCGGTACACAACCGTTGCCGTCAAGCAATCGACCAAATCTATCAAGAAGAGGTTGAACGTATGACGAACGACCCCGACGTGGACAGCATCCCAGCGAACAAAGATCAAGTCGTGTTGGATGCGGACATCATGTCGGCGGCAGACAGACAGGCACAAGTCGCCGCTGATCCGCCAGACTCGCTACACTAGAGGGGTCTTGACAGTTCTCGTCCCCAACAGATAAGGTACACAATTATGAACATCACCCCAGAAGAAGCCATCCAAGAGTTCCAGCGCCAGTTCCCCAAGGAGTTCACGATTTGCTTGCAGGCTCTCCAGATCGCTAAGTTACAGGAGCAGGCTCAGGCAACATCTGATGTCGAAGAAGATTAAGACACGGTGGCCCCTAGGTATGGGGGCTGGCATTTGCGTACAAGACAACGTACTTCCCTCAGCGCTGTGTAGGAGCATTATAAAGTTCTTTGAAGAGCATCCACACTACAACCACCCCGGACAAACTTTGGGGGGCGTATCCCCCAATACGAAGTTGTCCATGGATGCTCATATCATGGTGGGTAACCAGTACGCCAAGACAGAAGCAGAACGTGAGTTTCTCCGCAAAACCGAGGACGAGGTGTTTCAACTGTACGGCTTAGTCCTACAGGAATACACCAAGCAGTATGTCACGCTCGCTACTGAGTGGACTGTTCGCCAAGACACCGGATATCAGTACCAACGGTACTCGCAGAACAAGGGCTTTTACGCATCCCACATAGACGGCGCTCCCCACTATAGGAACGGTAGTAACGAGCGAGTTCTGGCATCTGTGATGTACTTAAACACCGTGAAGAAAGGTGGGGGTACATTTTTTGACCATTTCGACTACACCTGTAAAGCCGTAGAAGGACGTATCGTCACGTTCCCTACGACATTCCTCCATCTACACGGCGGTTTAGTGCCTAGGTCTAGCGACAAGTGCATCATCAGTACGTTCGTATGTTCTCCAGAACAAACCGCTGACGGGGTTTAGTCCCTACTTGACACGTAATCGTAACATTGTGGTATACTGGTTAGCGAAAGAGACACCAGTAAGGAGACCCCCCAATGTTACGTCTTGTTTCGCTTGCCTTTGCTTCTTGGATGTCGCTGTTTGTAGCGGTCCTCAATGACGAAGCGAAAGACAGCGCTCCCCCACCGACTACTGCCACTGAAGTAGCGTGGAGTGGTAATCCTTTAATTATCCAACCGCTATCAGCAGACTCCCACGAAAGCGAAGAGTTTATTCCACAGGTTCCAGCGCTTCCTCCGGGAGTAAGGTACGAGGGAGAAGGCGGACCAGAGCCAACCTCTCACTATTTATCTAGTACCACAACTACGGTAGTGCCACTCCCGGTGTGGACTGGCTCTATCCCAGAAGTCTATGGAGAGGGCAGTGGTTGTTCTCAGGCTAAGGCCAACATCATCGCCAGAGCCATGTGGGATCAGGGTGCCAGCGATGATTCGGTGAAAGACATGCTCCGCATCATCAGCCGTGAGTCGCTCTGTGATTCTTCAGCGCACAACGGCAACACCCGTACCCGTGACGACTCATGGGGGCTTTGTCAGCAGAACAACCTGTCAGGCTGGTTTAACGAAGGCAAGTTGCTGGAGAACTACGACCGATTCGCTTTTGCAGATGACTTTGCGTACAACGCTGAGTCGTGTGCTGTGATGTGGGCAGAATGTGGCGTAGGACCTTGGAACTACGGCAATTATTACTGCTCTACACCTAGAGAATTGAGGTAGTATCGGCATACGGAGGCCGTATGCGTAAGATATCCTTTTTACCTTTATTTATATGGGTATTTTCTCTGTTGTACGGGGGAGTTACGAGTGCCGCTAGTTATACCGTCACCGAAGAATCTGACTGGTACTTCTCCATCGAGCAAGATCAGACGCTCGTCATCATCTATGGCAACAGTAACCAGTCGTGCGAAGAGGTGACAGTTGACCCATACCTATGGCTGTATGACGACAAAGACACGCTGGTCGCATACGACGACGACGGCAACTTCAACGAGCAAGACCAGTGCGTGTCGTCGAAGATTTACACGACGCTGGATGCTGGCGACTACCGCCTACGCGCAGGCTACTTCCCTGAGCAGTTAGGGCTTGGAAACACGCCTGAGTGGGGGGCTGGCGAGTATGAACTTATTACAGAGTTCAGTTTAATAGGCACGGGCACGACCACATCTACTATAGTAACTACCACTCTTCCACCGACTACCACCACAACTACGATATGGGAAACATCTACAACTTCTACCACGACAACCACCACCTCGGTTCCTGTACCGGTGGTCCAACCTGTCCCTTCCTCTACGACGACGACCACCGTCGCTACCACCACGACGACGGTGCCTCCGACAACCACCACGACGACGACGGTGCCTCCGTCTACAACAACGACCACCACAAGTTCAACAACAACGGTGCCCCCGACGACCTCTTCGACAACTTCTACGACGAGTTCAACAAGCACTACAACCACCACGACGACAACGCTTCCACCGCCGCCGCCATCGACTACGTCAACAACCACGACTACGACAGTCCCCCCAACGACGACTTCTACGACGACTTCTACGACGACTTCTACGACGACTTCTACTTCGACCACTTCCACGACGGTGCCGTCAACGACAACCACCTCAACGACCACCACCTCGTCAACAAGCACCACAACTACGACTGAACCCCCTAAACCAGCCCCCGCTCCTGCTGTGGCGGCTATGATTACTCGTATACAGAACGAAGAACTTGCCGAGTCAATGGGCGAGTTGTTGAGTGACGAAGATGAAATAACTGTAGAAGTACTCCACAATGTGATTGACAATGAGGACTTCGACAGCCTTGATGAGGAGACTCTAGAGGCCGTCAGTGCGGCTCTATCCGAGGCTCCAGACGAGGTTAAAGAGGAATTTGAGAGCGAAGTAAACGTGTTTGAGGGATCGTTTGATACGTACGTCCCCACTGGCTCAAAGATTGATGTAGGGACCAGAAGAACTGTTGTCGCTGTAACAGCCTCCATTTCGGCAGTCGCCGCCGCCCCCACAGGAGGTGGCAGAAGGAGACGCTGATGCTGAAGAAACTCTTCAAAGAGGGGTATGCCCTCGTATGGACGGTATCTGGTACGGCTTTAGTACTAATCACACTCTCGGGAGATGTCCTAAAATACGCACTGTGGATCAGTGGTGCATCCATTGTGGCCCACATGATTGGGTTCGCCATCTGGGGAGGCTCTGATGAAGAGTAAACTACGCATTGCCGGTGATATCGGTATCCGCTTGTTTGCTACGTTTACTGCCTCAGCCCTCAGCATCATCTCTGGTGCGGCTATTATTGGCGATATCGAGATGCACAAAGCCGCTCTTCTTGCTGGATTTGTGGCTGTAGCCAATGTCGCTCAGCGCTTAGCCGCCGCCGCTATCGACGGCGATTTGACGGCGGACGAGATCGACGAAGCATTTCTGGGAGCAAAGATAACCAGAAAGTAGATTACGCACCCTATACAGTCCCATGTGATATGGTTATGGGGTAACAACCCCCTACGGAGGTATTGATATGTTTGAACCTAAGTTCCTTAAGGACGTCGCTGAGCGCGCTGTTGCAACATTTGCACAGACACTCGTTGCCCTCGTCGGTACTGACGCCGTCGACATCTTGTCGGTCGGTCTTGGTGACTCGTTGAAGGCCGCTGCTGTTGCCGCTGGTCTGTCCGTCGTTAAGAGCGTTGCCGCGGCTAAAGGCCCAGTCGGTGACACCTCAGCATCGGCGGTTAACCTCGGAGGTAACTGATGTCCCGCGACTACACGGGTTGGGATTACAACGCCACTGGTAAGCGTGCCGGTGCAGAGGCGCTAAGTAAGTGCTTGGAAGCATACTTCGGTGTGTGGAACAACGGTACTTGGGGTGTCCGCAATATGCGCGGCAAGGGTAAGCCCTCAGTCCACGGTACAGGCCGTGCGGGGGACAACTCTTGGCGTGGCGCACCTTACCGTGGTACTGGTAACTATGATAGTGCTAAGGCCGCTTGTGAGTTCCTCGTGGAGCACGCCGACGAGTTAGGTCTAGAGTTCTTGTGTGATTACTTCCCAAAGCCATGGGGACGCGGATGGCGCTGTGACCGCAACGCTTGGCAGGACTACACCAAGAAGACAGTCAGTGGCACCCCCGGAGGAGATTGGATTCACTGGGAGATCAGCAACGAGACTGCGGATGATCCAGACCGTATCGTTAAGGTGTTTGAAGATGCCCTAGGTCCTGCACCTGAAGAAGTGAAGGTACCTGCAAAGAAGACCCCCAAAGCCCCCGCTGGTAAGAAGCCATGGCTTCAAGTGGGTAGTAAGGGCGCGGAAGTCAAGAAAGTTCAAGAGATCGTTGGCGCTACAGCAGACGGTGACTACGGTCCTAAAACTGAGCAGGCTGTAAAGAACTGGCAGGCAGAGCACGACCTCCACGTTGATGGTATTTGGGGTCCCGGCTCAGATGGTCATGTTAACGATTGCGACCACGGCGCTCCAGAACCGGCAGCAGCACCCGCTCCCGCCCCCGCTGCTAACCCTTTCCCCGGAGAGTCCCTACAGATTGGTAGCACTGGTAAGTACGTAATCATGGTACAGAAGAAGGTTGGCGCTAAACCAGATGGCCGCTTTGGTCCTGTTACAGCGCGCTCCGTTCGCAAGTACCAGCGCAACGCCGGTCTAACCGTTGATGGAGTAGTCGGTCCCAAGACGTGGGGGCACATGTTCTGACTCCACAGAACTGAGAGGTAAAACTTGGCCAGCATCCAGACGCCGTTCAACTTTTCTGGTGGGCGCGTATCTCGCGTGACCTCTCCTACCGTTATTGCTGAGCAGAAGATTATTGACGTATTAGTCACTTCTAGGCATGAGCGGTTTGGTCTACCGACCTATGGAGTCGGTATCCAGCAGCATCTTTTTGAACCTATTGATGAGTTAGTATCAGCAGAAATTAATATTGATGCTAAGATGGAACTAAGCGACAGAATTAGCGATGTAATTATAAACGGCTTTTCTATTGAACAAGATCCGTACTATGAGACCACAGCAGTTGTAAAAGTTTTGTATTCATTGCCTGTATCTAGACCTCGTATGGCGACCTTTTCGGTTTCTCTAGAGGACTTTACTGAAGAAAGCCCATTGATCTAATGCCCTTTGATTACGCCAGCCGTGATTTTGACACTATTAAAACTGAGTTGCTAGCACGCGCTGCTCGGGTTGCCCCCGAGTGGACAGACCGCGACCCCTCAGATTTTGGCATGATTATGCTGGATTTGTGGGCTAACACTGCCGACGTACTGCACTATTACATTGATCGTGCGGCTAATGAGACGTTCCTAACAACTGCTCAGCAACGAGAGTCGGTTTTGGCTCTCGCTAACTTGTTTGACTACATTCCTCGTAGTAGAAGCAGCGCTTCAGGTACAGTAACTTTGAGCAACTCTACGACTTCAGATATTGAGATACCTGCTTACACTCGTTTTGTAGCAAGAGCAAGTAATTCTGTCTATCAGTTGTACGCTCCGTCCGACGCCACCTTGGTTGCTAACAGTAGCACCGCGGTAGCGTTGCGGGAAGGAACTGTTGTAAATACTGAAAAGGTCACCGGAGTCACAGGTTCTTCAGGAAAGTCGGACCAACGCTACACACTGGCTAACAAGGACGTAGTCAATGGCAGCATTACTGTATTCGTGTATGAGGACGGGGTTAAGCCGATTCAGTACAGATTTGTTGAGCGAGTTTCAGACGCTACTATCGGTGAACGCGTGTTCTACGTTGAGACAACTGCTGATGCTGAAACAGTAGTTGGCTTTGGTACGACATCGTACGGTTTCGTACCCCCTCAAGGGTCTGAGATCAGAGTTAGGTACGCGTATGGTCAAGGTGCTGAGGGCAATATTCCAGCAGGTTCTGTTAATGGTTTTTATTCGAACACACCAGACGGTGTCTCTGTTGTTTCCTCGTCCGCCTTTTCTGGGGGCACTGACGAGGAGTCAATTGTTTCTATGAGAGCATCGCTCCCCTCAGCGATCTCAGCGCAAAACAGAGCGGTTACAGAGGCCGACTTCAAGAACCTCGCTTTGCAGGTAGAGGGGGTTGCTAAGGCTGCACTCTCGTACAGCGCTAACACAGTCACTATGTATGTTCATGGGGCTGTTAACAACTTCGTTGCTTTGACTGATACCAGTGCCGCTCAAGACACCACACTAGAAGACCGGGTAGAGTCCTATGTAGGGGAACGTGCTGTGGTAGGTGTAAGCGTTGCAGCCGACAGCGCCATTGATTACGCTCAAATCTACTTTAAGCCCAAGATCTATGTAAACAGCAGGTTTGTTGCGTCTTGGGTGAAACAGGACGTTGCTAACGTCATAGATGGCCTGTTCCAGTTTGACCGCCTTAATTTCGGTCAAACGCTGTCTCTAGGCAGACTGTACAGTGCCATCTTAAGCGTCCCCGGTGTTGATTACGTCACTGTAGACCCCAACGACGGAGGTGGGTACTTCAGCGATAATAGCGCTGTTCTCACCACTCCCGCCACCGTGCAGAGCGTAACTGTTCCGTACAACGAACTGCCTAAACTGCACATCGACACCGGAGAGTCCTCTATTCTCTCTAAGATCGTGGTCAGCGGCGGCATTCAGGGGACCTGATGGCTTACACCTCTTTTCGCCTTAGGTACAACTTTGCCAGCGGTGGTTCTTACACGCGATTCAATTACGAGGTAGTAACCGACCCCGGTTTGGTGTCCAGCCCATACGACGGTCAGATTATTTACCAAACTGACCCCGGCCTGCTACAGGGTGCTGGATTCTATGAATACGACAGTGACACTAGCGCTTGGTACCTCGTCGAACGTTCTCAGGACAACGCTCTTCGTGCTGACGGACTTCAGTTGCCCCCAGCCTCTGCACCGGAAAACTCCTTTTCAGCAATCGCCACCGGCTACAACGAAGTTACCTTGTCTTATGGTTTAACTGAGTTGCCATCTGTTTCGTCCGAGGCGGGTGCGAGTAGCCCTCTGTCTACCGGTGCCCCCAGCCCGGCAGCGGTTATTGTTGTGTACTCCACGCAAGGAGAACCACAGACAGTTAACTCCGGTGTACAGGTGGTAAACACTAGATTTTCTGGCTCTTCTTTGCACAGTGTTGACACCAACCCTGACGATTACCCCGTATCAGGCAGGTGGGCTTACTACAGTTTGTTTGTAGAGTACGCCGCAGTAGGACAGAATTCTTATTATGAGAAAGCCGCCTCCCTAAGAGTTCTCGTTCCCAAAAACTACAAGTCCACAGACATGTTGTGGAATCGCATTCCGATGTACTACCGACTACAGGATTTCAAAAGGGCTACGCCTTCGGTTAGTAACGACAGTTTTGTGGAGTTGTTGGGAGGCGTTCCTTGGCCTAGGGAAGCAGACGGTTATCGAGTCGGAGACCTCTATAAGTTTATGTCGATATTTGGTTTTGACGTAGACCGAATTAGGACAACTATCGACTACATGATGGTGTCAAGAGACCCGGCCATTGCTGACACCGAGGTGCTTGACGCCATTTCAAAGCAGTTAGGAGTAGGTCTAGCATCCTCAGACCTAGGAGCAGAGAGACTACGTAGGGTGTTGTATGAAATTGGGTACTTACGTAGATCAAAGGGTACCGAATCTCAGATTAGTCATATCCTTCGCGCTCTTACTGGCTGCGATGTCGAACTGGACAGAGGTGCCGGTTCTGCTGGTTCTGGAAGCATCAATGTGTACGAGCAGCGTGTTAACTACATTCCTGACCCCTTATGGGAAACGCAAGATCGAAACCTGACCAGTTGGGGAGCGATGGTTAATGACCGCCCCGCGCATGAGGATGAGGTGGCTACCCCCTTAGGTTTCACCGACACCACGTATAGCGCCTACGCAACTGGTGGTGCTACCCCGGCATACTCAGTCACTAGTAAGGTATATCAAACCACTAATGCTGGTGATTCAGCAGGTGTAACTCATGTGATGTTTCGTTTAGCCAGTGCTGTACCTGTGCGCCTGTACGATCAGGTTACTTTTTCTGTGCACGGTACTTACATTGGGGACATTAAATGGGTTCGAATCGTAGATGTAGATGGCAACATTTTGGGTAGTACTTCTACCTCTAAAAAAGCAGTAGACAAAAACGCTTATCAAGTCAGTATCACCGACCCTTCTGACTCAGGAGTAACCGGCACCTTGCAGGCTAGTTTTATTGAGTTCTTAGTGGATCTTTCTTCCGGCCCGTTCTCTCCTTACAAGATGATCGCAGAGAGAAACTTTATCGGTAACTACTTTGATGGTAACGAGAGTTTGTCGGGATGGCTTATCGACACAGTTGGCGGCGCTACCAACGAGTCAATTAAAGACCACCGGTGGTTGGGTACTGCTAACGACTCGGTGTCCGTGTACACAGAGCAGTATCGCAAAACCAAAGGAGTCTTCTCTTCGGTGTGCCTCAATGTGCTCCCGGTGTACGAAAAGGCTATATACACTAATCAGAGTACGAGTCTGCCCAACGTCAACTTCCAGCAGGTTGCTGGGGCCAGTCTCCTGACGACTCTTCCGAACTGATCCTTGACACGGGTGTTCCCCTTCTAGTAACTTTCTTCGTTCCATAGAACGAAGGAGACGCTATGAGTCATGTAGTCATTATTGGAACAGGGGATTGCCCCGCTGATGCCGTAAAGGAATCCCTTGCCGATGCCTTGTCGTCTGGAGACGAGGTGTCCGTTGCTTGGCCTAAGTCCATGAATGGGGCAATGGACGCCGTGTTGGAGTACCTAGTTGACAACGAGTACACCACCAACCTGTTGTACTCTGATGGACAGAATGTCCACCCAGATCTCCGTCAGATAGACACTGTCAACGTTGTCAAAGTACGCGACACTGAGTCATCCTTGGTCAAATCAATTGACAACGAAGTGTTGATCCTGTGGAACGACGCTGACGAAGAATTGCTGGGCACCATCTTTGACAGTAACGAGAGTGTTCGTGTGCGAGAACTTAGCAACGGATTAGCCCCCATCGTGGTGGAGTACCACCCTGATACCCCCGAGCCTGCGGCACTCACGGAAGAGGAGCATACCGAGGAAGACGACAACAGTCGGTTCACCCGAGAGCAGTTGGAGGGTATGGCCGTTCCCGCTGTAAAGCGCTACGGAGAAAAGTTAGGTCTCACGTCTAAGACCAAGTCCGGTATCATCGAAGAATTGTTCGGAGCAGAGGAAGCCCCGGCAGAGACTCCTTCTACGATACCCAAGGACGACCCAACGCCCCCACCGCCAGCCCCTAACGATTATGACTTTGTCCGTTTGTACCACGACTTCACTGAGTACGCTGACAACTGTAAGGACTTTGAATCGTCTATGGCTAAAGCCTCGCTGGAGCAGGCGCGACTGTGGATGTTGCGGGCACTTTCCCGTATTCAATTCTGATTTTATTTGAGGATCGTTGACTTGGTCGTACGATCCGTGGTACATTCGTATTGGCACGGGTTCCATACGTGTCTCCTTTCATGGTAAGGAGCGGACGCCTACCTCTCGTGGTTGGGCTGGTCATAAGGCGTCCGCTCCGCCATGGAGAAAGGGTTTGGTTATGCCTACCTTTGGCGCTGATCCAGATGCCCCCGACAACGGTTGGGAAGAGCGTACGGGCACCAAAAAGAGAGCAAGTAACAAGGTCTATGAATTGGTTAAGTACTTTGGGTACCATCGTTCTATGCGTATGAGCCAGAGGTTTGGCCAAGAAGACAAAGCAATTCTTTCTAGTAATTTCTCTCGTCTTCTTTCAAAAGGATTCACAACAGACGAAATAAAGTCGTTGGTGGATAGGTTTTACTCATCACCGTATTCCTCTTCGGAGTACCCCGCTTTGATGTTCTGCAAAAAAGAGGTACAAGAAGAACTGTCCGCTGAGTCGTCTGTTCTTCTAGCCGATGTAGTAGCCCAGTGGTTGCTAGATGGTATGCCTAACAACGGGCCTTTTATGGACACTAGGGAGGTTCGCAGGGCGGTTTTACTCGTGTGCGATGAATCTGTTCTCCGCTACCCAGAACTCGTTGTTGACATTATTCGCATAGACGACCCAGAGCCGTACCTGTCGGAAAGGTTGTCCGCTTTAGAAGATCTAATCTCGTGGAATCTTGGAGATAACGAGAGCGGTTCTGGACAACTGCGTGATACTTTGTCTATGATCACTCTTCCCCAAGAGTTGGCCTCCCCGGTTAAATCCCCTAAAAGCATGAAGAAGAAACACAGCACGGTTAAGCAGGCAGTCCTCTCTATAAAGTCCGTAACCAATAAGGAGCGCTGGTGAACTACAGCACACCATTAGACTGGAAAAGCGAAAACTGGTGGCGTAACCGTTCCGTAGGGGAGCGGTTGTTTCATCTACACGTTCCTAAGCGCATCCATGAAGCGATGGAGGACTGGCCAGCGGTGGCTCTCCGAGGTGATGGAAACTTGTTTATACAAGGCCCCTCCGGCTCCGGTAAATCACTGATTGCGGCACGCACCTTGACGGAGGCCGTCAAGGAGCACAGCGTATCGGGTCGTTGGTTGGAGGCGGACGACTACATAGAGATGATTAAGGATTCGTTTGATAATGACGGCTTACTCCCAGAAATGTACTCAAGCCCTCACATTGTGAAGTACGTCAAAGGAGTATTCGATGTGGTGGTCATTGATGGTTTAGGAGAAGAGAGGTTGACGGAGTTTGCCAGCCACGAATTGGGTAGCCTCATCCGTAAACGGTATGACAAACAAAAGGCGACTATCATTACCTCTCGTTTGTCTATCCAAGACATTAAGAGCCGGTATGGATCACGCTTAGCGAATCCGTTAGCCGATTTTGACTTTGAGGACGCTCGTGGAAAAAGGTGACATCGCCCCCACCACGCATAAGCACATCGCCTGCTGGTTTGAGGATCTACTTATAACTCGTCAGGAAGAACCGCAGAAGCGTAAGTTGTTTCGTCGTGATAAAGAGTTGACAGATGATGAGTGGATTAAGCAGGAAGTGAGGCGCTGGCGTGTAAACGAGTTGCCTCTCAAGTCTGTTTATCACATGGTCAATCAGTTGGACTTGGGCGTAGAGGTGTACACATACTACGAGGAAGAATTAGTAGAGCAGGTAGAGCATTGGCTTGCTCGTAAAGGCATCAGTGTGAGCGTATACGCTTACTATGACTTTGACACGCTGCGTGACGACTTTAAGTACAACCGTGACGTTCACACCCTGTTTACTCCGTACGAAGACGACGCGGCAGTGCTTGGTTTTCGTGCAACCGTTACAAAACCTGATGGGACGTTTGGGATCTAATGGCAGCAATTGAGCATCTAGTAATAAGCAAGATAATTGAAGAGCAGTCTCTTAGTGAGGCGTCTAAGTCAGGTATTAAGACAGTGTACTTTGCTGGTGACTGGCAAAACGTATACCAATGGATTATCGAGTATAACAGCAAGCACGGCGCTGTACCCACAGAGCGTGCATTCAGCACTGCTTATGGTGACATTGAGATAGTCGACACTGCTAGCGAGTCGTTTAGTGGTTTGTTTGAAGAACTTCTAGACGCCTATCGCTCCCGCACGATCATAGATGCGGTCAGTGCGGCTATGGGTCCACTTGACAAGGACAACGTCAAGGATGCCATGGCTATTCTTTCGACTGGTCTACAAGCAGCCAGTACCGACACGGCTCGTTTGCGGGACTTCAATATTATTGAGGGTTGGGAAGACCAACTCCAGATGTATAGGGAGATGAAAGAAAACCCGAACGCCTTGCGTGGTATACCTACTGGGTTCGCTGGGTTGGACAGAGTGACCTACGGTCTACGTCCCCAGCAGTTCGTTGTTATGGTAGGCGAACCAAAACGTGGTAAGTCATTGTTCGAGTTAATCATGGCTATAGCCTGCCACCGTCACGGCCTTCAGCCTTTGTTTATCTCCTTTGAGATGTCGGTAGCGGAGCAGAGGTCTCGTTTCTATTCCCTTATCGCCAAGATTCCGTACGAGCGTATCTTAAGCGGGCAGATGTCTGAGAAAGAGTTTGACCGTCTGGAAAAGTCTATGCGGATGATGAAGAACATGCACCCATTTAGGATGTCCGAAGACAGTAGTAGCCTCACGACCATCAGCGCCATTGCCGGTAAGATTCAGGAGTACCAGCCTGACGCCGTGTTTATCGACGGTATGTATCTGATGGATGATGAGAATGGTGAGCCGAAGGGATCGCCGCAGGCTTTGACCAACATCACTCGTGGGGTAAAGCGCCTAGCGCAGAGATTCGACATCCCTGTTGTGGGCACGTCTCAGGTTCTGTCGTGGAAGTTGAACAACAAGCGTACACGTGCTATCACCGCAGACTCTATTGGTTACACTTCGTCGTTTGTACAGGATGCTGATTTGGTTCTTGGCGTAGAGCGTAACCCAGACCTTGACGATCAGGCCATCATCCGCGTGGTAGAGGCACGTACCGCCCCCCACGCTGAAATACATGTAAAATGGGACTGGCAGACAATGGAGTTTGCGGAAGTATCGGAGGTTGATGAAATTGACCCATCATTCGACTGACATGGACATCGTGGAGCGTTTGGAGTACGCATCTATGAGTACCCCAGAAATATCTCTATTGAGAGAAGCGGCTCAGTACATCAGGAAACTTCGTGAGGAAATCAAGGAAAATGAGTCACACGGACGATCTGACTGAAGTACTGATAGGGCTAGGTGTTGAAGTCCGCAAGGTACAGAATGATGAGATTAACGGTAGGTGCCCTGTACACCACCTGACTAAGGGCCGGGAGAGTTCTCGGTATTCTTGGTACATTAACTCCGACACCGGGTTGTGGTACTGCTTCTCTTGCGGTGCTCGGGGCAACTTGCCCTACCTAGTAAGTCAGTTGACGGACGATCCTTCCGCTTTGTGGAGCATACAGTCCCACTTGATTAACAGCGGTATTCGCCGGTTAACCGAGGTAGAGAAAGAAGTCACCGAACATCGTGAGACGGTTGACTGGGTTCACTACGCTAAGTTTTCCCCTCTTCCAGACCGGGTTATAAGTCTACGAAACTTAGATGAGGATGTCGTCCGTAAGTACGGCATACGGTGGGATGCGTATAACAAGGCCACCGTTATCCCTATCGTGTCCCCTCTAGGAGAATTGTGGGGGTGGCAACTTAAGAAGCATGGTTGGGTACGCAACAGGCCCGAGGGAGTCCACAAAGGAGATACCTTATTTGGTATCGAACGTGCGTTCGGTAAAGTAGCCCTACTGCTTGAGTCCCCCTTAGATGTAGTCCGCTTCCACAGCGTGTACGCCGGTGAGGACATCTCCGCCGTGGCTTCGTTCGGTGCTAACGTTTCCGAAACTCAGATCACTATGCTGGCCGACAGGTTTGACGGGGTTATCCTTGCCTTAGACAATGACAATGCTGGGTCTCTGGAGACCCGTCGTCTGTCGTCGGCGTTCCCCTCCCTACGTCGAAGGGTCAAGTTCTGGCGGTACGATGAAGGCGTAAAGGACTTAGGCGACATGACTGACTACCAGATTATAAGCGGTATCGATAGGGCAAGTGTTATCCGTGTTTAAAGGACAATTATGGCCCTACCAGCAAGAGGCAGTAGAGCGGATGACCGACCGTGGCCAGATGCTTTTAGGCATGGTGATGGGTGCTGGAAAAACCCCCACAACATTGGGGGCTGTGGAGCAACTGTTTGAAGAAGGGGAGATTGAACGTTGTTTAGTAATCGTCCCCGCTTCCCTAAAGTACCAGTGGGCTAGAGAGATCTCTAAGTTCACAGACGCTAAATGCACGGTAATCGATGGTCCTAAGAACAGGCGTACGGCACAATGGAGGTTCTCTAAGCACAGTCGTTATGTTGTGGTTAACTCTGAGACTTTGGCAAACGATATAGGTCAGTTAGGTACCATACAAGCAGTGGTCGTGGACGAGAGCACCATGATAAAGAACAGGTCTGCTAAGCGTTCTAGGCTCATTAAAAGGGTCGGCAGGACTGTTGCTTACCGGTTTGCTCTCACGGGACAGCCTATTGAGAATCGTCCTGAAGAACTATTTAGCATTATGGAGTTCGTTGACAAAGATGTTTTAGGTGATTTTAAGACATTTGATAGGACTTTCATAGTCAGAGATCACTGGGGTAAACCCACTAGATATCGTAATTTAGACAAAATGCACAAGGTAATGCAAGAGTGTATGGTTCGTAAAACTAGGGACGATATTAAAGATCAGTTGCCTGACATAATTCATCAAACTATACCCGTCCCCTTTGATACTCGTGGCGCTGCTCTATACAAGCACATATCCCACGATCTACTATCAAAGATTAGTGACGCTATGTCGAACTCTCGTGGTTCATTTAACTTGTGGGCACACTACAACGGCTCCGGCGGAGACGATGCTCAAGGGCAGATCATGTCTAGGCTTACCGTTTTACGTATGCTATGCGACAACCCGGACTTGATTGCCGAGTCGGCACGGGAATACGGTGATAAGAATTCCCCCCACGGTAGTGAGTATGCCCATGATATCGTGCGACAAGGACGGCTAGAGGGCGTCAATGCAGCCCCCAAACTGGATGCTTGTGTCGAATACATACGACAGGTACTTGACGAGAGCGATGACAACAAGGTAGTTTTGTTCTCCTTCTTTAAGAAGAACTTGCGTCTCATAAAGCAGGCGACCGAAGGGCTGACCGACAGCGTACTGTTTATGGGGGGAATGAGTGCTGAGGAAAGAGATGCCGCTAAACAACGGTTTACCGAAGACCCCAGTTGTAGGTTATTTCTTTCTTCAGACGCTGGTGGTTACGGGGTTGACCTCCCGATAGCCAACTACTTGATAAGTTACGACCTTCCATGGAGTAGCGGAAAGTTAGAACAACGAGAGGCAAGAATCATCAGGCTTTCGTCTGAGTTTCCTCACGTTACTATTGCAACGTTCGTCATGCAGGGTAGTATCGAAGAGCGTCAGTACGAGATGCTGCAAGTTAAAAGGTCTGTTAACGAGGCTTTTATTGACGGTAAGCACCACGACAACGACGGAAGTATGGAATTAAATATGGACACACTCTCTCAGTTTTTGAGAGAGTCAAACGTATAGGAGACAAGATGGATATAGAGAGAGTTGCAGAAGAGTACCTAAAGCAAATCAAGCATATTGACATGCTCAAAAAGCAAGTAGAAGAGTACAAAAAGATGCTTGTCGATGCCGTCACAGAGAATGGTGAAGAGGACGATAAAGGCCACCAGTGGCTACCGGCTGGGCGTTACATGCTTCAGCGTCAACGTCGTCAGGGCAGTAAGAGCGTGAACCACGAGCGGGCAGAGCAGTGGGCAAAGGCCCGAGGCATCTGGGATTCTATCAGTAAAACCATAGAGGTTGTAGACGAGGATGCCCTCGTTGCGTACATCTACGACCATCGAGACGAGGCTGGGCTGGAGGAAGAGTACCAGTCTTTGATCGATACGCCAAAACCTAGTTACGCTTTCATGAAGCCGGTTGAGGGAGCAACTTACGACTACTGAACATGTGCTATCGTCGTAACTTCACCAAACACATAGAAAGGCCAACTGAGATGAGTCAAACTGCTTCTGCTCCCTCCCCCACTACCGCTGTCGCCGCCGATGCGGCTTTCTTTTTGTCAAGAGTCGTACCTAGGGGTGACGACGAAGCAAGGCGACTTGACCGCGCTATCCGGTTGCTCCAAGGGCTATCCGCAAAGTAACAACTATCTACCGATACAATATGGGGCAGTATGAGTACCGATCCGTTGGATTTGTTTAACGCTATTATCTCCGAAAAGGAAGCAGAGCAGCAATCTGCGCAGGACGGTCCCGACTTTCCCGGTAAGACTGCTCCGAGAAATCGTGGAAAGGTCATTGACAACGTAACTCATGAGTGGTTAAATGGCCTCAAGTACCAAGAGTACGCAGTAAAAGGTGTTACTCGTAAGTTCTACACAGTGGGGGCTTTGGCCTCCGCACTCAATAGAAAGCCTGTGACCATCAGGTCATGGGAGGCGAAAGGGTGGATTCCCCCAGCCTCTTTCCGAACCCCAGCCCCTCGCTCAGAACAGATTCCGGGCAAGGCGGTAAAGGGTAGGAGACTCTACAGTGAAGCACAGATTGTCTTCATTGTAGAAGCAGCGATGCAGTTTAATATTGACGACCCACATCAAAATGATTGGGACGGCTTTCGTAAGCACATCGCTGAGAAATACCCAACACACTGACAAGAAGAGAGTTAAAGACATGGGACGTTTTGATACGGACACTATTGACAATGACGACATCGTCGATGCTCCTGCCGTTGAGCAGGACAGCGACCTTAACGTGGCTCAGGCTCGCCGTGTAATCAAGCGCGGTTGGGGCAACGTAGAGCAAACCAAGCAGGCTGACAGCCCGTTTGCCCAGCGCCTGAAGATTGATGACAAGCCAGTCATCGTGAAGTTCCTAGAAGAAGAGCCGTATACGAGTTTCCGTATGCACTGGGTGGAGCGTCAAGGGCAGAAGTCCTTTACCTGCCTGTCAGATATGCACCCACAGGGTTGCCCTCTGTGCGATGCAGGACACCGCCCCTCAGCACGCTTTGCGTTTAACGTGGCTCTGCTTACTGAGGATGGAGACACCACCATCAAGTCTTACGAAGTCGGTCCCCGAGTGATCGACAGCCTTAAGAACTTTCATCAAGACCCCCGGCAGGGTCCGCTTCCTAAGCACTACTGGGCAATCTCCCGCAGTGGTAAGGGGCCGACCTCGCAAACCAACCATCAGATGGTTCGTGATCGGGACTTGGAAGAAGAGTGGAACATCTCACCTTTGACCGACGACGCTTTAGAGCAGGTTATGAAGCAGGCTTACGATACCAGTATCGTACCTATTCCTAACCGTAAGACTTTGCTTACCATTGCTGCTGAGGAATTGGATTACGAAAACTGATTCATGGCTGACGGCACAGCGTGGCGGCGGGGGTATGGTGCCCCCGCCGTCACTACCATGGAAGAGTTATTGTCGGTAGTCGATATTGTCAAGAGCGAACGTCAGTTCACATTTGACGTAGAGACTCGTGGAAACATTGAACGGCACGCCGATGTTATGGACTTGGTGGAGCGTGAGTGGGCTGAGAAAGAGGCTTCGCTCAAAGTCACCCACCCCACAACCGTTCAGCGGTCACGTCAGGCCATTGAGGATAAGTGGCGAGGTAGGGTTGCTCTTGACCCCTTTCGGAATGATGTGTTCTGGATAGGGATAGGCACTCGTGGCAACTCTTGGGCGATACCAATGGGGCACCCCAACGGAGAGGTTCTGGTTCCAGAGGAGAGAGGGGACGGCTCAACTGTCCCTCCGCCCGGATACCGTGCGGTTCTGTCATCTGGCAAGGAGTCGATGGCAAGGTCTAAGTACTTCATACCGGCTACGTTCACAGACGCCCCCGAGCAGTTGACCCAAGAACAGGTGTTCACCGCTTTGGAACCGTTGTTTATGGATGAGGACATTGTCAAGATCAACCAGAACATCAAGTTCGATGCTAAGTCCGTCGCTAAGTATTACGGTGGGGATTTACCTAAGGGTAGGTACATAGACACCCAGATCCTCATGCACCTAGTCAATGAGAACCTACTTAACTACCGTTTAGTAACCATTTTGGACACGGTGTTCAAGTTTGACCCGTACCATCGTGACGGGAAGATCGGTAAGACGCTGACCACGGAACCGTTCAGCAAAGCCTGCCGGTACGTCCACTACGACGTTCGTTGGGCGTGGTTAGCCTACAAACGATTGTTTCGTAAGATTCAACACTCAACCATGATGGACGCTCTGTATCTGGAGTTGGACGTGTTGCCAGTCCTAGCCCAGATGGAGATGAACGGAGTCAGGGTTAACAAGCGCGAGATGACTAAACTCGGTAAAGAGTTAGACCTCAATATCAATCTTAATCTGGTTGATATCTCTCAATACGCCCCCGTAGGCTTCAACCCCGACAGTAACTCTCATAAAGTCCAGTTCCTGTTCGGCAAAAAGCGTGAGGGCGGGCTAGGTCTCAAGCCAAAGAAAGTCACGGCTAAAGGCAACCCTAGCGTCGATGATGACTCGTTGAAGTCGCTACAGGGTAAGCACCCGGTTGTAGACCTGCTGATGAACCATGCAGAGTTAAAGAAGATGAAGTCAACCTACGTTGACGGTCTGATTCCTTTGCTACACAGAGACCGGCTGCATCCACAGTTTCATCTTCACAGGACTGCAACTGGTCGTCTGTCTGCCAGCGACCCCAACCTACAGAACATCCCACGTGACGGACGGGTTCGTAGCCTATTCGTAGCAGAGCCTGAGAACAGTCTGATAGTCGCTGACTACTCTCAGATTGAGATGCGTATTATGGCTATGTACTCTCAAGACTCTGCTCTACTACACATTTTTAGTGAGAATATCGACGTACACGCCGGTACTGCCAGTGTTATTCTGGGCAAGCCCCCAGAGGAGATCACCGGTGAAGAGAGAAACATCTACGGAAAAGTCCCGAACTTTCTCATGGGATATGGTGGTGGTCCTAAGCGTCTCGTTGATGCTACCGGTGGTCAGTTATCTCTTGATGAGGCTCGTACTGTCGTAGACAACTACAACGCGGGGTACTCTGGATTGACTGAGTGGAAGAACAAGGTTATCCGTAAAGCCCGATCTCAGGGGTATGTAGAGACAATGAAGGGGCGTCGCAGGCGTGTACCCGACCTCGGTTCTGACGATTTTGCTTCTCGTGCTAGATCTGAGCGTCAGGCTATTAACGCAGTAGTGCAGGGTACAGCGTCAGAGATTTGCAAAGAAGCAATGATTAAGGTGTACAACGTTTTGCCTTTCCCAGAGTGTAAGATGTTAGTGCAAGTTCACGACGAGATCGTGATAAGCGTCCCCTCTCAGGATGTCACACGATGGGAGAGGGACTTAGAAAAAGCAATGGGAAATGGCAGAGTTATCGAAGGTGTTGCATTAGAGGTAGAGGCACACCATGCCCGATCTTGGGCAGAAGCGAAAGGTTGATATGTCTGAAGACGCTGATCACGAAGTCAGGAAGCAAAGGCGTAACTTCTTTTTGTACTTATCGCCATTTGAGGGGCATTCGATAGCCAACGATAATGGGTTCGTACCCTCATCGGAAGAGGCTATGGAAGCAGAGATCAAGGATGTTCTCGCTCTATGGCTGACCCTACAGCAGGGTAAGGCTGGAGAGATGATTGCTAATAGTGCTTGGTGGATGACTAGGCACATGGACCCTGACAACCAACTCACCGCAGAGTCAGGTGTAGGTATGCTTGATTCTCTTACTTCTTTTGCTGTGTCTGTTATCAGTATGTTGTTGAACTCAGGAGTTATCAGCCTCAACGAAAAAGTTGAGATACCCGATATCATGCTTTCCACAGCAGAGTTCTTTAGCAAAGATCAAAGCGAAGCCTTAAGTCTTTTCGAGGACTTCATGAACAAGTTTACTAACTATGAAGAAAACATAGAGGATGATGAAGATGAGTAACTCTTCTTGGTGGGCTAACAAGTTAGGGCAACCCCAACAACCGAGCAGGGGAATTACCCTTCCGGCTCAACCTGCCCCAGCGCCTCAACAGTCTGTCGTTGAGGCGGCTCCCCAGCCCGCTCCCCCTCAGCACACCAAACCCGTGCTTGACCCCAATAGAGACGCCAATGCGGAAGTCCCTATGGGAGAAGCCATGAGGTTGTGGAAGGGGGGCGAGGCACACCGTATGGAGGGCAGCATGGCATGTCCCGCTTGCGGTAGCGCTACTGGCTATACTGCCTACTCTGGCATGGGTTCCGCAGGTTCTCGTGTCAATGGGCAACAGCCCCGCCCACACTGCTTTGAGTGCGGGTACAACGGCTCCTACGCACAAGGGTTGGAGTCAAACTGGTCATAAAGGAAAATTGTGGATAACAGTCTGGTATTAATCGAAGAACTAGCAGCAGAAATCAACAAGAAATACGGAGAAAACATAATTATCAAAGGCAGTTCTGCCAAGCAGGAAATGCCTCACACCACTACAGGGTTGCTTGCTTACGACCTCGCTCTAGGCGGTGGCTGGGCGGCTAACCAGTGGAACGAGATTGTAGGCGAAGAGTCGTCAGGCAAGACTGCTATTGCTTACAAGACCATCGCTGCTAACCAAGCCAAAGACCCTGAGTGGCTGGCCTTGTGGGTAGCCGCAGAAGAGTATGTTCCTGAGTATGCCGCCTCTTTCGGTGTTGACTTGGACCGTCTTTGGGTGGTAGAAACTAACGAGATGGAAGCCGCTCTTGATCTCGTTCTGAAAGCCGTGGACAACCGAGCAGTTGACTGTGTCGTAATCGACAGCCTGCCCGCTCTCGTCACGGAAACAGAAGTTAACAAGTCCATGGATGAGGCCAGTGTTGCCACCGGTGCTCAGATACTCAGTCGGTTCTTTAAGAAGTGCGCCAAAGCACAGCGTCGCTCTATGACAGAGGATGAGCGGTCATGCACCCTCATCGCTATCAACCAGTGGCGTGACAAGATCGGAGTCATGTACGGCGACCCCCGCACCACTCCCGGTGGTAAGGCCAAGAACTACTACTTCTTTACTCGTGTTGAGGTACGCCGTGACGAGTGGATCAGCGAGGGGTCTAAGTTGGACACCCGTGTAGGTCAAAGCATCAAGATGCGTGTGATGAAGAACAAGACCTACCGCCCCCAGCAGATTGCTCAGGCAGATTTCTACTTCGCTAACTCAGGGGGTTACCGTAAGGGTGACTTTGATACCGCTAAGGATATCGTCAATGTCGCTCTTGCTCTTGAGTTATTCGAGGGGCGGTACAAGTTCAACGGGGAACGCATCGCCAATAAGAAAGATGAACTATACGACATGGTTCGTCAAGACCTAGGGCTTCAAAGCGACCTTAAAAAGGCTGCTATGGACAGGGTTATGGGAGAGGCACCGGTAGAAAGTGGCGACTGAATCCCAGAAGAAGTCAGTTCGGCAAGAAAAGCGCACAGCAGAGGCGTACAAAGGTAGCCGCAACGCCATGTCAGGCGCTGGGTGGGTACGCAAAGCAGACGTACGCACCGAAGACTTCATGATTGAAAACAAACTTAAGATGGACCCTAAGGCTAAGTCCTACAGCGTTAAGGCTGTAGACATGCGGGATCTGGTGAAAAGGGCTAGGTTGGAGGGGAGAATCCCTCTGTTGCAGATTGACTTGGCGGGACATCGCTACGTAGTATTAACCGAAGACGACTTTCTGGACATGATAGATGACTGACAATCCGTGGTACCTAAAGAACTACAAAGAGCAATTCAGCGCTAAGGACAACAACAGATTGATATCCAAGGTGGAGGCGGCTCTTGCGTTAGAGCAAGCAGAGCGTAACTCTCACCGAGACACTAAGCATTTTCACTCTAGTGAGATGGCTAAAGACGACTGGTGTCCCCGCTCAACTTGGTACAAGATTACTGACACTGAGGAGAGCGACCCCCAGTCTATGAACCTCAAGCGCATGAACATCTTTGCTGAGGGCCACAACATCCACGACAAGTGGCAAAGGTGGATGCACAAAACGGGCAATCTGTACGGTAAGTGGAAATGCAAAGCGTGCTCCTATGAATGGGAGGACAAATCCCCTGATTCCTGTGCCCTATGCTCTTCCCCCGATATCAAGTACAAAGAGGTCTCTGTCTACAGCGAGCGTTATCGCATTGTTGGACACGCTGACGGTGTGTGGGAAGACAGCAAAGGTAAGGCTGTTGTAGAGATTAAGTCTGTGGGGCTAGGCACTATCCGCTGGGACGCCCCAAAACTCTATGAAGGATATGAAAACGGTGACCTGAATCTAGACGGGTTGTGGAAACAGATCAAGCGCCCCCTCACTACTCACCGCCGTCAGGTGAACCTGTACATGATGTGCTTGGGCATTCATGATGCCATCGTTATCTACGAGTGGAAACCATCTCAAGACGTCAAAGAGTTCCACATCAAGTACGACCCGGAACTTACTGCGGGCATATTGCAAGGTATTGATGAGGTTATTGACGCTATCGAAGACGACATCGTCCCTGCTAGGCCGGTAAAAGCCACCTACAAGTCTTGTAACTTCTGTCGTTTTTGTACATACAAGTCTACCTGCTGGAGTAAATGATGATGACATACCACGTTGACTACGAAGAATGGGTTAGATACGGGCAACGTAGAGGGTGGATAGGCCCGCTAGTCTGCGCCACTCACGACGGCATCCCCATCTCAGAAGCAGAAGAGGAAGAGTGGGACGAAGGTAACGACCCGTGCCAATGGATCTTTCGTCGTTACGACAACGAAGACCACAAGTTTGAGGTCGAGAACAACCACGCACCTTCTCGTTGGAGGCAAGAGTGAATGACCCCCGTATGAACCGGTACAAGAAGGCTATGGCCTTAAAAGAAGAACTCGGTTTCACCAAAGAAGAGCGGTACGAGTTGGCTCGCATGATTCCTGGGGTGGATAAGGACGACGGAGGATCGTGGAAAGAATTAGACTCTGACCAATTACACGACTTGATAACTATGATGGAGGGCTACATATGGATCTCTTACATGATGATGCAGAGATAGAGTGCCCCGGCTCAGGCACCGCTGGTATGAAATACGAAAACAACACAGAGAATGGGCGCAAGTACCACTACTACATCTGCGAGCATTGCAGAGCCATGCTCCCCTACAGCCCCTTAAAGCGTCACCAAAGTATCACCCGTGGCAATCGGTAGCGCCCCCGAGATCGGTAAGGAGTTCCTTACTGGAGGCAAAGTCTACTATCCATGGGTTATCGACGGGGTACAACACCAGTTGATGCTAGGAGATAGTAAGGTGGTGTACATCAAAGGGCGACCCGACAATGTGTACCCCTCTGGAGATGAGTGGGAGTATTCAGAAGGCGGTTCGTGGGAACCACTATATGGAGATTTAAATGGGTAACAAAAACAAGGCTAAGGGGACTTCTTTTGAAACTCTCGTCGTCCGCTACTTACGCAACCGTAGTTTTAAAAAGGCTTTTCGGCCTAGTCTGTCTGGTAAGTACGACAGCGGTGACATTAACGGTATTGCTAGCCCTCGTCGTCAAGCAATCATTCAGTGTAAGAACCAGAAGAAGTTTGATTTGTCAGGTTGGCTCAATGCCGCTGTATCACAGTCGCAACAAGAAGAGGTCGGAGGGGACGCTCTACCAGTTCTAGTAGTCAAACGCCCCGGAGTAGGCGAAAAGACGCTAGGAGATACTTATGCAATTCTTCGTCTTGAGGACCTAAGTAGCCTACTCAAGGAGGCTGGGTACAACTAATATAGTGTTCGTAGGATTTCATACGACTATTAGGAGTACCCCATGGCCGATAACGAAGACGTTATTAAGGTGTCTGGATCTAGCAATCCGTCATCTGTAGGATCTATCTTGGCGAGAGCAATTGTCGCTGGCCAGTCCCCCAAAATGAGGGCGATTGGCGCTTCCGCCGTAAATCAGGCATCTAAAGCGTGCGCTATTGCACGTGGTTTCGTAGCCCCCAGAGGTATCGACTTAACCTTTATTATTGGTTTTGACGACATCGAAGGAGACACTGGAGAAACTATCAGTTCAATGACTTGGAAGCCGGTTGCACGCTAAAACCTTGTGATAATCTACTCCTAAGGTATATTTCTTGGAGGTCAGCAATGGCACGCAAAGGCGACAACGGAGACGGTCTGGGATTCCCAAAGGATGATGATGGCGGTCAAGGTCTCGTTTCCCCTACAGACGTTATGTATGGGGCAGACACCGACAGCCCAGTAGATTCTTCTTCGGCTTCGTACAGTGGTGCTCCTAGAGAACCTAGAAAAACAGGCATCTCTAAAGAGGAAAGGGCTGGGCTTATCGCTGCTGCCCGAATGGGGGACCGCTCTTCTTTGCTGCAACCCAAAGCGGAAGGCAGTAAGCGAACAGGTAAAGGCGAATATAACCCCGATAAGTTCGTACCTACTCGCCGTATCATGCCGGTACGATTTTCTTCTAGGCAAGACACTGGCGAAAACATAGATATCGCACCCTCTGATGTCACCGCCTTTGGTGGTTCGCGCGGTTACGCCCCCATTACAGCGTCTGTTGAGCAGTCGATTCGTGGTGCTGGTGTTTCTTCTCAGTTAGACGAAGCCCGCACGGGTACTTTCAGTGCCGAAGACCCCGCTATTCTGCGTGGCCTTACAGACCAGAAGTACGACAAACAAGGGAATCCGCTTCCACGCACACAGAGAGGTATTAACACACGTCTAGACGCGAAAGTGGAGCGCCACAACATTGTCGCTAACGCTATCCAAGACCGTAATGCACGACGACTACAAGAGCATATGGAGCGTCACCGCCCATTAAATCAGCCTAAAGTTGTTAGCGAAGGCGTTCGCACTGGTCAGGAGCGTTTCCGTAGGACAGATACTGGTCAGGAAGTCGCTACAGGACCTAACGTAGGCCCTCCGAGCAGCGGCGGTGGCAGGCCATTGCCGGGTGCAGTCCCCG